GCTATCCATTGGAGAGCGGGACACTGGAGGAGGCAGCATTATGGAAAAGAAAATTCCCTTGTAAAAATCATTTGGATCGAACCTGTAATGGTAGGTAAACAATAACATTCGGCCTACAAACTATGTTCCAAGAACCCTTATTCCGACCACAATCCGACTGGACTCCGCCGACACAATTCCCTGAACTGGGATCCGTCATCGCCCTAGATGTGGAAACACGGGACCCTTGTCTCAAGGAAACCGGTCCCTCCTTCAAAAGAGGAGAGGGAGAAGTGGTGGGTATCGCACTAGCCAATGAAAATACTGAATTGTATCTACCCTTCAACCATCAAGGTGGCGGTAACCTACCCAAAGAAACTGTCATTAACTACGTTTGCCACACACTGGAACAAGCAGACGAGGTTATCATGGCCAACGCCCTATATGATCTGGGCTGGCTTGATAGCCTCGATCTGCCCGTTCGTGGAACCGTCCGTGACATACAAGTTGCTGAAGCCCTAATTGATGAAGAACGCTATTCATATTCTCTTGATAACCTTTCCACAGACTATCTCAATCGAAGAAAGGGAGAAGAGATGCTCCGGGCTGCTGCGGATTGCTATGGTCTGGCCAACAAAACATTTGATCTTAAAGGAGATATGTGGCGGCTCCCCTCCTGTTACGTGGGTCGATATGGTGAAATGGACGCTCGTAATACCTTCGACATATACACACTTCAAGTGCCCCGATTGCATAGCGAAGATCTATGGAGCGTCTTTCAACTTGAATGCGAAGTGACCAAAGTCCTTCGCTACATGACTAAGATGGGAGTTCCCATCGACCAAACCGCCGCAGAACAATTACGTGATGAACTCTACACCGAAGAAAAACGACTCCGAGACAAATTTGGAACCCTTGACATCTGGAGCCCTCCACAGCTTGGTAAATTCCTTACCTCAAAACAGATACGTGTGCCGAGAACTGAAAAAGGGAATTATTCGGTTACAAAAGAATTCCTCTCCCAACAAAAAGACCCTATCTGTGTTGCGCTTAATGCACTCCGTGGAATTAATCGACTTAGAACGGTGTTTGTGGAGGAACCTATACATAAATGGAGCTTCAAAGGACGAATTCACCCTTCCTTCAAACAAACTACCAGCGACGAAGGAGGAACACGTTCAGGACGTTTATCGTCTTCTGATCCAAATATGCAGCAAGTTCCCAAACGATCTAAGTGGGGAAAGCGAATCCGAAGCCTCTACATTGCAGAACCAGGACACCTCTGGTGCAAAGCAGACTACAGCTCCCAGGAACCCAGGTTCCAGGTTCACTACGCCATGCTGGAGAATCTTCCCAAGGCGCAGGAAGCCTGCGAAGCCTTCAAAAACGGCGTTAAACTCTATGCTTTTTTCGAAGACGCTACAGGTCTACCATACGACACCTGCAAAATGCTCTGTCTGGGCATCGGTTACGGCATGGGTAAAAAGAAAATGTCTGAAACATTAGGAGTATCTGAATATGAATGCGAATCTATCCTTAACCGCTTCAATGAACACGCTCCATTTCTACGTCAACTCTTCGATAGAACAATGGCCGCAGCTTCACGCAGAGGTTACATACGAACCATCCTTGGACGACGTTCTCATTTCAATAAATGGACCCCAGGGTTCGGGCATCCAACTTTCAATAGCAAAGAACAGGCTGTTGAATACGCCCGTAACAACATCGAGGGGAATCGCTGCTTTCCTGAAAGAGCTTTTACAAGCAAAGCTCTCAACCGACTCATCCAAGGCTCCAGTGCAGACCAAACCAAACTTGCAATGGTCGAGTGTTTTCGCGCAGGACTTGATCTAAGATTACCAGTCCACGATGAGCTAAATTCAATGGTCAAAAATGAAAAAGAAGCCAAATTGATGTGCGAGATCATGGAGCACGTAATCAAACTAAAAGTTCCCACAGTCGCCGATCTCGACCTGGGAAAAACATGGTGTTAATAAATGGTTCTGTATTTTTTTATTATGAAAGTCACAAAATTCACACGTAGCGCACTCGCATTTCGACGAGAGGCGAAAAAACTAGAGTCAGAAGGCTATCGAAAGCACGAAACTGACTGGGAACTTCACAGAGGGAATCGTCAAGGTGAGAGGATTGTAGACGCTAAAATAAGCGTTTGCGGTCGATATGTTTACACAAAACTGAGCAAGCCGTTATGAACCAAATCGAACAAATCCAACGACTCGGAGAGATCCTCCGAACCCGCCGAACCGAACTTCAGGAACTAGAAGCTCAGGTCACAGCAAAGAAAACGGAAATCCGTGAAATCGAAGAAGTAAACCTTCCGACCCTTATGGATGAACTCGGATTTGAAGCCATCGACCTACAGGGTGGTGGAAGAATTGAGGTAAAAGATTTCATCCAGGCCAATATTTCCGAAGCCAATAAAGCTGAAGCATTTAACTGGCTCCGTGAGACCCAGAACGACGGGATCATCAAGAATGAAATCAAAGTAAACATTGACAGAGGCCAAAACGAACTGGCAGAAAGCGTCCTACAGACCCTTACCGAACTCGGAGTCCGGCCCAGCCAGAAACAATCCATCCATCATGCAACACTCAAAGCCTTCATCACCGAGGTTCTTAATAACCCCGACCTTCGAGACTCCCTTCCACGGGATGCCTTCTCAGTCTACGAAGGAAGAAAGGTGGTGTTTAAGTGATTTTTAAAATTTCCGATGCTCAGGCGGAATCCTAAATCCTGACACTAACAAAAAAGAACCAAAGAACCAAAAAACCATGGCATACGACCCACGCAACGCAGCGGGACTCGGCACAGACCAGTTGGACGATCAGGCTTCAATGCCTCTTCTGAATCTGATCCAGCAGAACTCCCCGCAAGTCAACAAACAAGAAGAAAAATATATCGAAGGCGCATCCGCTGGAGACATTTTCTTCGCACCTACAGGTAGAATTCTCGAACAACCAATCGAGTTTACACCAACTGCATTCCGCACCGTTTATGTGGAATGGATCCCCCGAGCCAAGGGTGGTGGCATTGTCGGCATCCATCCGTTGACAGTCGTTGACGATCCAGCTTATGAGCAGGGCCGTGAACGCAAATTCGACGAGTGGCTTGGTGCTAACCAGCTCAAGAAGACGACCTACGTTCTCGGACTTATCAAAGTCAATAACGAGATCACGCAGGCCATGCTTGCCCTCTCTGTCACTGGCCAGAAGGTATCCCGCAAGCTGCAAGGCGACATCCGCAAGTTCCGTTACGACGGTGACCTTGCAGACGTTCCTCCCGCAGTCTTCGCACGTTCGTTCAAGATCACTTCGATCTACGAAAAGAACAAGGACGACGAAGGTTACTACAACTGGAAGCTCGAAGAACCCCGCGTTCTCGACTTCGAAGCTGACGAGGACCTCCTCACAGCTGCCGAGGAATCAGCAACACAGTCCAAACTGATGTTGCCTTCCCCACAAGAGCAACCGCGTCCCGCGCTAGCAGCATCCGAAATAGGAAGTGATGTAATCGTCAACGATACTGAAAACACACCCTTCTGACCCAACCGTCCCCTGTTCCTTCTGGAGCAGGGGACACTTATTTTAAACCCATGCCTGAATACCCACTTCAACACTTAGCTGAAAAATTCCACAACCTATTTCAGGGGAACCAGAGTCTTTACGGACGCTCAGAACTAACAGGAGAAGTAGACAACAAAGGCAAGCACATTGCCCGAAGCTGGACAATCAAAGAGCCCATTACCCGGGAACTTTGGGAACAGCACCTGAAAGGCCAGGTGTCAATCGGCCAGGTACCCATTCGTCCCGACGGAACCGTTACCTGGATCGCCTTCGACGTGGACATTTACAAGAACGGCATCAACATCAAGGAATTTCTCGCAAGGATCCGAGGACTCAATCTTCCCATTATGCTCTTTCGATCCAAATCAGGAGGGGCGCACGCTCTAATATTCTTCTCGGAATCAGTAGTTATGGAAACCATCCGACCAAAAGTCGGAGCGATTGCAGCAACACTAGAAATTGGAAGCTGCGAAATCTTCCCAAAACAAGATCGCATCGGAGCTACAGATTCAGGAGACGCTCGTTACGGTAACTGGCTCAACATGCCTTACGATGGACCCACGTCTTCCCGTTACGCTTATAAAGACGAAAGCAATGGATACACTCCTTCCGAGTTTCTCGATACTGTCGAAAATATCAAAATATCGAAAAAGGATTTCCTGGCCATTGAGCTACCCGGAACAGGAGGGAACCTAGAAGACGGTCCACCCTGCCTGAATTACATCACGGCCAACAAAATAGGATTACGGGGAGGACGGAACACACTTCTCTTCAACCTAGCTACTTACTTTAAGAAACGGAACCCTGAAGCAGGGAAACCTGAGCTCACTAATTTCCTGCTGGACTGGAACCGTAAGCTGACAACTCCACTGGAAGAGAAAGAAATCAAAGCCACTATATTAAAATCCACCAGTCAGCGAGACTACCAATACCAGTGTGGTGACCCGCTACTCAAAAAACACTGCGATTCCAATGTCTGTAAAACCTGCCTCTATGGAATCGACGGAGACGAGAATGCCTTTGACCCAAATAACAAGACACTCATCCAAATGTTGACTGATCCTCCACTGTATTTCCTGATTTACAAAGATACGCAGCTTCGGATGACAAGGGACCAACTCTGGAACTACGAGGCTGTCCGAAAAGAATGTATGGAACAGGCTTGTGACATCCCACCACCGATGAAACAAGAACATTGGCTTAACCTGCTCCAGGGATACCTAGAATCCGTGACCATCATAGAAATGCCTCCTGAGACTACAGCCATCGGCCAGTTCGTAGAAATACTCAACACCTGGCGCAAACGAGCCACTGAAGACTCCCAAGAGTTGGCCAACGGAAACCCTGTCGTAGATAAAAAAGAGCGGCTTATCTTCAGATTTCAGGATCTGAAACAACTGTTGAAATGGGAGCAGTTCAAAGCTCTCCCAGACAACCGGATCACCGAAGTCCTCAAGAACCACCTGATGGCCGAATATGGAAACACACGTTGCGGTGAGTCCATCGTTAAAGCCTGGAAAATCGACATGGAGAACCTGACCGACCCAAACCTTTTGCAACTCAAAGAACCGGAAAATGAAAAAGAAAACTTTTAAAAAAGAAGATATGGTTTAATAGTTGGAAATGAAAGCAGAATTTGAAAATTTGATCGACGTATGCCGACAGGTCACACGCTGGGCCGATGCGCCAACGCCGAAAGGGGATTTTCCAAAGCAGTTTGTAGATCGCTTGTTGGTAACGCTGCAAAATCTGCCAGTCGCAACCCTCTCCTCAGAATTAACCCATAAAAAAACAACAAAGAATGACTGACACGACAAATAAAATACCCCGCTGGACGTGCCCAGGAATTGAATACCCTGATGATCGACCAAAAACAAAAGTGAAAGCAAAGCCGATCCCAAAGCAACGAGGAAGGAAACTAACTTGGAGCATTCAGGAGGTAATTGACCTCGTTAATAATGAAAAACTTAACTTAGTAAATGCCGCTAAGCGGATTCCATCTGTAAAATCTTCCGGGGCATTGCTGCAAGGACTTAACCGGCACGGGTATTCGTATGATAGAAAGCGTGTCTGGATTAAGAAACTTAAAAAAATGTAACTATGACCCAACCAAACCAAGAACCCAAACACGAATCCATTTGCCAAGAAGCCCACCGAATCCAGGGAGGTGACCGACAACAGGACTACGGATCCCCAAAGCAAAACTTTGAAGACATCGCCCACGTCTGGACCTCCTACCTTCAAGTTAAGCGAGCAGGTCACCCACCAGTAGATGCAGTAGACGTAGCCCACATGATGATCCTAATGAAAATCGTTCGAAACAACCATAAACCCAAAAGAGATAATGCCGTGGACATCGCAGGATACGCTCAGTGCCTTGCCAAGATCCAGGGATTCGATAAATGAACTACCTAAAAGCAATCAAGTGCCTCCTTTTTGGGCATAAATATCGAATAGTCCAGCAATTCTCAAAAACAGTAAGACGCATAAAGTGTGATTGCTGCGGCGGGGATTGGGGAATGAATGACCGAGTGCGTGTGATCGTGAAGTGGGATTCTGAACTTGAAGAAATGCACGGTGAATCCTGCGAAATAAAGGAGCCTTCATTTAACTATGACTGAACCAATAATCTACGTAGCCTCCGCCGGAACAGGGAAGTCCACTGCGCTTCT